AGATCAGCGTCGTCCCGAAGTCGCGGTGACCCATCCATTCTTGGATCGTGCGCATCGCGACTCCAGCCGCAGCGCAGGTCGTGCCGAACGTGTGCCGCAAGTCATGGAAGCGATGTGTCTCGTCAAGCCCGGCTGCCTTCAGCGCTGCCCTAAAGCGCCGAAGAATCTGCGGCTTGCCAAGCGGCCCGCCAGTGAGCGGATCGGCGAAGACGAGATCGTCCGCTTCTTGGCATCGTGAAACCTTGCTCAGCCGCTCCAGTTCGACAGCGACATCGTCGGCCATAGGCACGCTGCGTGACGATCGTCGCGACTTCGGCGTCCCGAACTCCCCGAGGACGTAGTTCTGCCTGACACGAACGCGGCCCGCGAGCCAGTCAACGTCTCGCCAGCGAAGCGCAACCAGCTCGCCTTCCCGCAGCCCTGTCATCGCCGCAGTGACGGATAGCGCCCGGTCGATTGCTTGATACGGACCCGCGATGGCCGCGTTCGCAAGGAGTCTTACTTCGTCGGCGGTGAAGAAACGAATGTCCTGGCTCAGTGGCGATGCCGGGAGTGAAATCTCGGCGAGTGGGTCGCCTGTCACCCAGCCGCGACGCCGAGCAAACGCCAGCACGGCGCGCAACGTCCCTATGACGTGGCTGGTCGTCTTCGGCGATAGGGGCTTGGAGCGATTCAGTCCGCCGGGTCGCTTCCCTTCCCGCATGAGGGCGATCAGGTCGGCCACATCCGCAGCCCGGATGGAGTCGATACCGCGATCAGCGAAGAACGGGACATGCCAGTGTTTTAGGTGGCCGTTGACCACCGCAACGGTGGAGCGCTTACGTCCGGCATTCATCAGGTGTTTGACGTAGAGCGCTCCGACTTCCTCGACGGTCCGCCGGTCGCGGGCACGTCGCCTTGATGGCGCGGCCACGCTCGCCATCATCTGCCGGAGTGCCGCCTCGGCCTGGCTGCGTGTGAGTCCCTCGGGCTGGCCCGCTTGGCGCTTCGGGCCGATCGCACGGGATACGCGCTTACCGTGGTCGTGCCATTCGCCGTACCACGTGACCGGGCCGTTCTTGCTGCGAGTGCGCTCGCGGAGAGCCCCAGAACCGTAGGGGCGTCTATTACGCTGATCTTGCATGGGAGCTTCTACCTCCTGTGCCGGGCCCGGGGCGTTTGCGCGCTGCCGGGCCGCTTATATGTGGTCTCGCGGTTCATTTTACTCTGCCAGACTGCATATGCATATGCACTCGCCGCAGCCGCGCGACTCGTTGAGCCGGCCAGCTCCCATGAAGCGGGTCCTGCTGGCGCTTCCGCACGATTTCGTCCAGGCGCTCGACGCGATCGCGAAGCGGGACAACACAACGCGAAGCGAGGTGATCCGCGACTCGATCCGGGGTCGCCTGCGCTGGGAGTGGGAGCAGCAGCAGAAGCGGGGCGGCGAGCCGGACCCTCCTTCGCTTTGAGTGTCCCGGCAGCGGCGGCGCGCAGCCCGAACCGAGCGCCGCCGCCAGCCGAGAGTTTTGCGGCGCCTGCCAAGACGGGGCGAGACGCTTGAGACGGTATGTACGATCGACCTCGTGACAAAAGAATCACCCACGGGAGACACACACAAGAAACTCTTAGCGATGGTCAAGCCCTCCAAGCCGGTCAACGAAATGACCGACGACGAGCGAGATGCGTTTGCCGACGAGCTTTACCGTCTGACCGTTGTGCGAGCCAAGGACGGTAAGGAAAGCAGCGGCAACAGCTAGACGTCCGCGACTCAAAATCCCACGGGCGCCCCGCTAGTAGCAGCAGCAGAATCACGATCAGCACCAGCAAGATCGCCAGAAGAAACAGCAGGAACGCGATCACGCTCAGAATCCCACTAGTCGGTTGCGAGTAGGAACAGAAGCAGTAGCGCGATGCCCGACAGCTGAAGCACCTCAAGCCATAACAGCAACACGAGCAGTAGCGTCAGGGTCAATGCGCGCCCCTATCCCGCGACTCTGGCACATGCGACCCGTGGGTCCGAAGATCGGGGACATCATTCCCCCAGGTACGTCGGGTGACGAACTGTCCATCGAAGGCGCACGTTCGCCCATCTTCTTTCGGGAGTACCTGACCGAGGCGTTTCGAGCCACGGAGACTCGGTCGCCCGTGTCGCGCTTGAGCTGCACATTTTGCTTTGAGTCGCGTGAGATAGCGAAGTGCCTCGCGGCAGATGCTGGCAAGGCGTGCTTTGAGGTCGTCCCTGTCGATCAGACCGGGTGTGCATCCCGTCACGACAGCAACTGGATTACCTGGATCGGAGAACCCGGAAGATCGGTTGCCGACGTTGTGCGTGGGATCGACAACTACTGGGACGAACTGCCGCTCAACGACAGAGCCAGCATTTGGGAGTGGCTGATCTCGTGCGGGCTGAAAATCATCAGCGAGGCGTAATGGCGTCCCCCGTGGCGGGAGCCCGTGGTGTAGCCACCACGTACCCGCCGCGAGACCGGCGTCAAGGTAGCGTCGCGTCTCTAGATCCAACGGAGGATCACCACCGCCTAACTCCGTGGGCGGCTGCTTGCCGCCATCCACTCCCCGCGAATTCATGCGTCGGGGTCAGGGTCCGTGCTTGGCAAATCGATACGCCGGCCGCCGCGGTGCTTCTGGGCGAGTCGGCTGGCTCGCTTCCCGGCTCGGGAGCTACGCCGCCACTTGTTCTCGATCTCGCGCTCTTCGTCTGAGGCTGGCATCTGCGTGGTCAGCACGGTGGACGCCACTAGCTCCCCGCGGTGATTGCGCCAGAGCGGGAGGCAGATCCCGTCGCCCAGGAGCATGAATGCGTGAGCGCCTCGGTCCTTGACCCAATCCGGCCGAGTCTTGGTCACGATCGCTGTCGCCAGCATGCGGCTTAGCTCCCGAGCGGCGACCTCGGGTGGCATCTCTCGCACTCGCAGGACAAATTGCTCGATCGAGTGAGGGGACCACGCCACGGGCAGCATGTCCGCGGGGCAGCGGGTCCAGCCGGCGAGCGGGTTGGCGCTCATCGCCGACGCAGCAGTTCGTATTCGAGTTCTGCGCGCCGAGACACCGCGACCGCCCGCGCCAATCGGGCGTCTGGGGACGCAAGCTGCGCCGCCTGCCGGAGGTCAGTCTTTCGGCCACTCGATGCATATTCGAGCGCCCTTAGCTCTAGTTCGAGTTCCTCAAAACTCGGGACGGACCGCGGAGTCTTAGTGCTCCCCTCGCGGCCATCGATCACAGCGATCTCTGAGCCGATGCGAATCTCAAGCTGTCCGTCGCCACTTTCGGCGCGCACTGCGGTCAACATCGCGCCAGGGTTTGCCGGGCGATGAACGAGGCTGACCTCGACCAACTTGGCGGATCGGACCGTGCGCTGACTGCGGTCAGAATTCCAGTCGCTCTGGGCGCTAGAAAAGCCCACGCTCATCCGGTCGAGTAGGCCGCGCTTTGCCTTGCTGACGGCTGACTGGGCCTCCGGGTCGTCCTTGGGGAGCGTGGCTCGAAGTACCAAGCCCTCGGTCGCATCCGTCAACGTCATGGTCTGGCTGCGGCCGGTCGCCGCCAGCGGCGGTCCGCCGTGCTGGTGTTCCACGCGAAGTTCCACGACGCCGCCGGCAGTCGCGTTCGCGAACGCTCCGCGCGCGATGGTTTCTAGGTACTCGCCGCTATGGTCCCTGACCGGGTAAGGGGTGCCGTAGGTCGTGGCGAGGCCGGACAACGTCCAGTTTTCGCCGTCCTCCGAGGATCTGATCTCAATCATGTTTTGCGCCTCCGTTTTGCTGCTTTCTGTGTTCAGCGAGCCGCGCCTCCGCTCGCTGGCGTGCAAGTGCCGCCCGCTTGCGTCCCTCTGGGTCGTCTTGCTGCGGGGGCCACCACACGCTCCCGCCAGGACGGGCATCTGGCCCTCGCGAGGCGGCCGAGACGCGGCCGCCCAACTTCTGCGTTTCCTCGTAGACGAACCGACGTAGTAGAACCTGCTCCGCCTCAATCGGGTCGATGATCGGTCGGCGCCGCGCCTCGGCCTGTTGTTCCAAGAACTTGTCGATGCCGCGCTCGCCCCAGATTCCGGCGTCCACCTGATCGACGCGGGAACGCAGATACCGGAGCCCTGACCCATCCGTCGGGAGTTCCCCGAGCAGCATTTCTGCGTCGAAAACGCTGGCAAGCGCCCTAACCTGCGATTCCAGCGCGTCCACCCGCTCCAGCAGTTCAACGACGCCCCGAGCGATCTGATTCCCCTCGGCGGTTGACAACGGAATCGCGTCGGGATTGCGCGGAGGCGCAGCCCGCGCCACGTCTCGGCCTTGCGCCGCGAGACTCACGCCGCTGCCCGCCGTGTCTCAAGCCGTTCGTTCTGCTCGCTCACGATCGCCGCCGCATCCTGCTGGGCACGCAGTCGCATCGCGCGGGGGTCCAATCCGGTGCCGTTCGCGACGGCAGGCGCTCCGTATGCCTGCACAACAAGCGCCGCGGTGATCCGCTCCAGCCGGGCAAGTCGTTCGCTGTCTGAGGTGGGCCTAGTTGTCATGTGTCTCCGTTCAGTCGAGGTCGTAGGGGGTTCGCGGGCGCTCGCGGTGAAGGTCCGTTGCGTTGATCTGGAAGATCGGCCCCGAGTCATCGGGGGAGCCGTGCTCGGCCCAGCCAAGGGCCGCCCACAACCGTGCGACAACGCTGTGGGCGCCGTCGATCCTTTGCTGCCGCCTCTCGGCCGCCTTGGCGAACTTCTCGCGCGACTGCCACTCCGCTGCGCGCTGCGCCTGAAGTTTTTTTGCTCGGGCCGAGAGGAGTTGCAGCATCTCTTTCTCAGGCGTCCCGGCGAGGATCAGATTCAGCGCGAACCCCTCAAGGGTCAGACCCTCGCTCGGGTCCGGCCGGACCTCTTTGACTAGGTTGCGAACGATGCTCACGCGCCCACCATCGCTTTGAGTTGCTCGACTACTGCTAGCGCCTCGGCGCGTTCGCGGTCTTCCTCGGCCGCGGCGGCTTCCTCTTGCCGGCGGAGCAGGTCGAGGGGGGTGTCCAAGTCCACGCCGTAGAGGATCTGATCGCCGGTAATGACTTGGGCGGCGCTGTGCTGGTGAAAGAGACTGCGCTCGTGAGCCATGACCGCCGCTATCAGCGGGTCGATTTTCTCGGCGCGACGTCGCTTCTGAAGTTGCGACCCGTAGCGCGTTTCCTTCGCGACGGCGTTCAGTGCGGCTCGTGTTAGATCCGGGTCCCCGCTGTGGGTGAGCGTGCCCGTGGCGATCGCCTGCGCGAACTGCTCGGCTGCGCGGACCATCTGGGCGACGCGCTGGGGCGGATAGCTGACAATTCGCCCGCGATGTTCGTTGTCGAGAATCTCCAGCGAGCGAGCCCAATACGTGGGGTCCGCGATGACCTCCCGCACGGACCATCGCTCGAAGCAAGCGCGGATCGCGTCCTCAACCTCCAACACGGGCACGGGAGAGTCCGGGCCGGCAGGCTTCCACACCTGCACGACGTCAACGTGCCGTGTCCCGTCACGCTTGATCCACACCGCTACAACCGCGGTCCAATCGCCGCCCCGCGACCCGTCAAAACCGATCGTCACATGTGCCTCGCGCGGGATTCGCACGTCCGGCCGCGCAGCCGACTCCCATAGTGCGGGGTCCATCCATCTCTCATCCGCTGTCTCTACGGCTCGGTTGAAGAAGTAACGGTGAGCCGCGCTCGGGAGGGTCGCCGGGTCCTGGATCTCCGCCACGAGACGGTCAAGGTCGAGCCACACCGAATCGCCGCGTGCGACCTCTAGCGCGGCGCGGACCGCAGCCGTGTCCGAGAGGTCCGGCACGTCCGGCGCCTCCAAGCTGTCGAAGTAGAGCCCCGGCACCGCACCGCCTGCCTTCTCCCACGCGAGCGCGGTCAGTTCGGCCACCGAGTTCTCTCCCGGCCGATAAGCGTTGGACGTCTCAAGCGACCGCGCGTCAGAGAGCTTCGCCGCGTTCCGGCGGATCACCGCTGCCATCTCGTGCCCGCGATTCGACTCGACCCATTCCTGACTCTCATCAAGCACGCTGAACGTCGGCCGCCCGCCCTCCAGCGCCCGTGGGTTGCTCGTGACCGCCTCAAGCTCGCCGTGGCGCGAGTGGATCAACTGCCGGCCAAGCTCAAGCCCGAATTCGTCAAGTGCGGCGTCGCTGAACATCGAGTGGAGATAGCGCGTCGTGTTTTGCGTCTGCTGGACCGTGCAGGCTGCGACCTGCACCCAAGGGCTGTGATGCGGGACCGCGATCGGGTTCCCGTCCGCGTCCCAACCGCCCCAGCGACACGGTCCGCAAAGCTCCACGGCGCCCAGCACCGCGGCAAGGTAGGACTTCGACCAGCCTTTGCAGCGGCGGATGCTGCCGCGGCGATACATGAACCGTCCTTCGTCATCGAGCGAGTAGAAGCGCGCGACGATCCGCACCATCTCGCGGGTTAGTCGCATCGGGGCGCCGTCGTGCGGCTGGACAAGCCACTCGTTAGCCCACTCGATAATCGCCGGGGCCAAGGTCCTGTTACGCGGCGGGACGGTGTCGGGGATCGTTCTCACGACGCCTCCGCCTCCGCGTAGAGATCAACGACCTGCGCGAGCTGCGGGCGCTTCCGCTCGACCTCAAGCCGCCCGGTCAGACGTCGGCGTGCCGCTGGCCCGAGCCCGAGCGCCGCCGCCAACTTGAGCAGCCGCTCATCGACCGACGCGAGCATCGCTACCTCGGGTCGAGCTACCTGCTGGCCCGTCGATCCCGGAGTCAGCCGACCCTCCGACGCGATCACTTCCGCTAGCGCTGATCGATCGTCGTGAAGATTCGCGAAGCGGCGCAGCAAATCTAGATCGGCGCTCCCATCGATCCACGGAGCGCTACGCAGAGCATTCTGCCAAGCACGGCGACCATCCGCGCCAAGTTCACGTGGTGCGTAAGCCAAACGCGACGAATTAGCCGCCAATTTTCGCGAACTGGCGGCCGATTCGGGCGGTTTGCGCGGCCGCGACCGATGACCGCGCGCCGATTTTGTTGGTCGCTCAGCCACGCGACGCTCCAAAAAACAGACCTAAATTTTGGAGACACCGCGCGTCGGGATCGAAGGGTGCGCTAGAAGTCGCGACAGGCTTTTGACCCGGGCGCCGGGTATGTGTCGCCCAAGCGACGAGCGATGGTCGGCTCGTAACGCGGGGGGACC